CTATATTTGGGGAAACATATAATATTGGTACTGGTAAAAATATATCTATATTAGATATTGCCAAAACTATATGCAATAATGTACAATACATAGAAGATAGGCCAGGTGAAGTTAAAGAGACGTTGGCGGATAACAACAAAGCAAAAAATGATTTTGGCTGGGAACCAAAACATGAACTATTAGAATGGATCTATAATGCTAAAGCCAGTATTTAAAGATGTAAAAGAATTTAGATATGAAGACCTATACTTACATGCAGTCAGTGCCCCAGCGGGAAATAAAATATTAAATTCTTGTTTAGAAATTGCTCAAATGTTAATTGAAAAAAATATATCCTATGGCAATTCAGCCCTAGAGCCAATTAGAATATTTTCAACGGCGGACTCAACAGAACAATTAAAGGTAAGAATTGATGATAAATTAAATAGGGTAAAGAATAATAAAGGATTTGCTGGAGATAATGATATAGATGACCTAATAGGCTATCTAATATTATATAAAATAGCCAAATCTAATTGACTTTTTAGTCAACTAGAATTATAATACACATATATGGAAATTGAATTATCAGATCATTTTGATCGCATGAATAAAGTTGTTGCCGAACTTTTAAAGGGCAATAATCCGACCCAGATTGCCTCTCTGACGGGCTATAAGCGGTCAGACGTAGTAGAACTTATAGACGAGTGGAAAACTGTCGTATACAACGATACAAGCTCTAAGGAACGGGCCAAAGAGGCTATCTCAGGAGCTGATCAACATTACTCTATGTTAATTAAAGAGGCATGGAAAACAGTAGAAGATGCAGATCAGGCAGGTCAATTAAATGTTAAGGCTAACGCTCTTAAATTGATTTCAGATATTGAAACAAAAAGAATTACTATGCTTAAAGAAGTTGGTTTATTAGATAATGCCGAAATGGCAGCACAAATTGCAGAAACAGAGCACAAGCAAGACATTCTGGTTAAAATATTAAAAGAGGTTACAGCCTCTTGTCCAAAATGTAAAATGGATGTAGCAAGAAGGCTATCACAAATTACAGGAATTGTAGAACCAGTTGTAATAAATTCTGAAGAGGTAGTCTAATGTTTGATAAAACCAATTTTGAAAAACTTGGAGAAGACATATACGTATATCATAATTTTGCAACAGATAATGAATGCGATAGGATTATACATTACTCTAATTTAATAGAAGAAGATCTCTGGCACGACAATTTTAGTTTCTATACATCAGATATTTCTATAACTACAATTTCTGAAATAAAAAAAAGATTAAGCTATCTTTTAAATGATAATATTTTTTTAAATGAAAATAATGGATTAATAAGAATGCAAAAAGGGCAGTCGTGGGGCCTGCATTCAGATAATCACGACTTTTTACAATTAAGAGAAAAGGCGTCTTTATACAAAGAAGGTGATGTTTTTCATTTTGAAAAAAATAATTTGTATGGATTAATAATATATTTTAATGATTTTGAAGGTGGTGAAGTTTATTATCCAAATCAAAATATAGAATATAAACCTAAAAAAGGAGATTTGCTTATACACAGCGCAGAAGAACATTGTTTGCATGGGGTAAAAGAAGTAAAAAGTAAAGTGAGGTACTCACATTCAAGCAATCTGTATAATTATATAAAAGTTCCAAGGAAATACAATGTCATTTAACTTTTCCGATATAATAGATATTTTAGATAATGAAGAGTTTGAAGAAAGACCAGTAGACCTACAAACTTTTGTTACAAACCCTAATTACTTAGCCTTACCACCACTTTCAAATTATCAATATACACTAATTGAAAAGTCATCTCAAATATATAAAGAGTCTACATTAATTAAATTATTTGGAGAAGAAGAAGGCTCTAGAATATTTAAGCAAACAGCCAACGAAGTAATTGCTCAACTTGGCAAAGGTTCTGGCAAAGACTACTGCTCAACAATTGCAACAGCTTATATTGTGTATTTGTTATTATGCCTGAAGGACCCAGCGTCATATTATGGGAAACCACCAGGAGATGCAATCGATATTTTAAATATTGCTATTAACGCACAACAAGCAAACAATGTTTTCTTTAAAGGTTTTAAGACACGTATTGAAAAGTCTCCATGGTTTACTGGAAAATACACAGACAAAGCTTCTGAAATGAAATTTGATAAATCTATTACAGTTCATTCTGGTCACTCTGAGCGTGAAGCTTGGGAAGGGTATAACGTTATTGTTGTTATCCTTGATGAGATTTCAGGTTTTGCTACAGAGAATACAACTGGACATGATCAAGCTAAAACTGCAGATGCTATATACGAAATGTACAGAGCATCAGTAGACTCACGTTTCCCAGATTTTGGCAAAGTAATATTACTTTCTTTTCCAAGATTTAAAAATGATCCAATACAAAAATTTTACGAATCTGTTATTGCTGAAAAAGAAACTATAGTAAGAAGCCATAATTTTAAAATGGATCTCGATCTCCCAGACGGAACTGAAGGTAATGAGTTTGTAGTTGAATGGGAAGAAGACCATATTCTTTCTTATTCTATTCCAAAAGTATATGCATTAAAACGTCCGACCTGGGAAATTAATCCAACTAGAAGCATTGATGATTTTAAAGTAGCATTTTATAAAAACTCTATGGATGCATTAGGAAGGTTTGCTTGCATGCCGTCAGACGCAGTAGATGCATTTTTTAAATCAAGAGAAAAAATAGAGACAGCATTTAATAATACAGCAGTTGCTATTGATCAATTTGGAAGATTTGAAAATTGGTTCGCACCAGACCCAGATAAAGAATATTTTATACACGTAGACCTTGCACAAAAGCATGACCATTGTGCAGTTTCTTTAGCACATGTTCAAAAATGGGTTAATGTAAAAGTAAGTGATACTTATACACAGCCAGCACCAATAGTAGAAGTAGATGCAGTAAGATTTTGGACCCCAACACCAGATAAGTCTGTAGACTTTACAGAAGTAAAAGATTACATATTGTCTTTAAGAACAAAAGGATTTAAAATAAGACTATGTACTTTTGACAGATGGAATTCTCACGATATGATGCAACAACTAAAACAATACGGCATCAATACAGAAATTCTATCTGTCGCTAAAAAACACTACGACGATATGGCGATGATAGTTTTAGAAGAAAGACTAAAAGGTCCACACATTCCTTTACTTATAGATGAATTATTGCAATTAAAAATTATGAGAGATAAGGTAGACCACCCAAGAAAAGGATCAAAAGACTTGGCAGATGCTGTCTGTGGATCAATATTTAATGCAATACGTGGAACTAGATTTGATTCAAATGAAGAAATTAACATACACACATACGAATCAATGTCTTATGATAATGATTTTAGTAAGGACAACCCAGACGTATCTTCAGTAAATATGATAAGGGCACCAAAAATGCCAAATGAACTTAAAGACGCAATGGATAGGATGATGGTAATATGAGTATATATCAAGAAAAAGCTAAAGAATGTAAATGTTGTGGAAAGCATGTTCCTCTGCCAACAGTTTTAAAAGAGTATAATGGTCTTATGGTTTGCCCAACAACATTTTCAAATATAATAGAGTATACAAGAATATGGAATGCAATTGGATCAAGACCACCTGGAAATGTTAGAAAGCATTTTTCTGAGTATGTCCAGCAAATTGTAGAAGCAAATATTTCTGGGGGTAAAAATGCTATCTAAATTTATTGAAAATGGGTACAGCGCTAGATATATAATTGATGAAGTCTTATTGGTTGATAATTTTTTAACTGAAAATGAGATAAATACTTTAGTAAATGTTGCAGAAAGTACCGATGAGGATGGCTGGAGAGTAGAGTATACAGAAAATTTAAAAAGATTTTGTATGCAAAAATTTGGAAGAGATGATGTTGATAATTTAGTTAAAGAAGGAAAATTCGAAGTTACAGATAATTGGGCGGATAAAATAATAAGCACAAACAATTTACCCGAAAGAACTCATATTACGGAAAGACTAAAGTCTGTATTAAAAGATTTTTCCGATTTAGATGTTCCTGGATTTGGAAGC